CGCCCCTACCCATTGCTCCGTCCGCTGGGGACACGTTCACGGTCACACCGGGATGTGACCGGAGCTTCGCCACCTGCGGGACGAAGTGGTCGAACCAAAACCGCTACCGGGGATGTCCCTGGGTGCCTCCCCCCGAAACGACACGATGATCGCCGACGCCATGCTTGCCTGCCATGCACTCATCCAGGGCCGCCCCATAGAGGAGCAGGCCCAGCGTCTCGCCGTGGTGCAGGAATCGTTGACGTGGCTCGGCACCCCCTACCACCACGCGGCCCGGATCAAGGGCGCTGGGGTGGACTGCGGCATGTTCCTGGCTGAGGTCTACGAGCAGACGGGCGTCATGCCCCATGTGGTCCCCGATGAATACCCCCCCGACTGGCATATGCACCAGGATGGCGAACGGTATCTTGGCCTGGTAGCGGCTCATGCCCACCAGGTGGAGGTCGGCCTGCCGGGTGACATCGTGCTCTATCGCTTCGGCAGGTGCGTCAGCCATGGTGCCATTGTCCTCGCCTGGCCTCAGATCATCCACTCCTACATCCGGCTGGGGGTTGTCCTGGACGAGGGCGAGCGAAACACCGTCCTGCGCGAGGCCCAGGCTGGATTCTGGTCTCCATGGGGAGGTGCCTGATGAGCGGATTATTTGGTGGTGGACACAGCACCAGCACCACGGATCAGGTCCTGGCTGGGATGCAGCTCCAGACGTCCTGCTATGGCGGCGTCATCCCCGTGGTCTATGGCACAACCCGCGTACGTGGGAACCTGATCTATTACCCACCCGCCGACTTCAAGGCGATCCCCCACACGACCAGCACCACCGTGGGCAAGGGGGGCGGCGGTAGCACCCAGACCAGCACGACCTACACCTACACAGCCTGCGTGATGCTGGCACTCTGCGAAGGCCCCGTCACCAGCATCAACCAAGTCTGGCGGGACAAAGACCTCGGGAGTCTGTCCGGGTTCAGCTTCACCTTCCTTTCTGGAACCCGCACTCAAACGCCCTGGAGCTATCTAACCTCAAACCACCCGACCTTCGCCTGCGGGTATAGCGGCATGGCCCTAGTCTGCAATGCTACGGCGGACCTTGGGTCCTCCGGCGCCATGAAGAATCACTCCTTCGAGGTCATCGCCCTCCTGGCGACCCAGCAAGATCCCGCCGCCACCGCCGCCTATGATGCCAAGCCCTCGGACATCGTGGTGGACGCCCTCTCCAACGTCTACTACGGCGCCACATGGGACCCAACGAAGATTGGGGACCTCGTGACTGGCGCGGCCAGTTACGCCACCTATTGCCAGGCGGCGGGGATCGTTCTGTCTCCCGCCTTCAACACCCAAAAGGCGATGCGGTCCCACCTCCAAGACATCCTTGATGCCACGAACAGTGAGACGGTTTGGCATTCCGGGGCGGCGTCCATGGTGCTGAATGTGGTCCCCTACGGGGACTCGCCCATCACCGCCAACGGAACTACCTACACGCCCAACACGACCCCGCTCTACGACCTGACCTATGATGACTTTCTCGGCGTGGTAGGGAAGGACGGAAAGCCCACCGGCAAGAGCCCCATCACCATCAGCCGTGTCTCAAACCAGGATGTCTACAATTCCGTGCCGGTCGAGTACTGGGACCGGCTGACGGGCTACAACGTGAGCGTGGTGGATGTTCCTGAGCCCACGGACGTGGCCGCCAACGGGCTGAAGAAGGCCCAGCCCCTCAGCCTCCACATGATCACTCGGGCCAGCGTGGCGCAGGCCATCAGCACGATCAAGGCCCAGCGGAACGTCTACGTCCGCAACCAATACACATTCAACCTCGGCTGGCGCTACTTCCTGCTGGAGCCGATGGATCTTGTGACCCTCACGGACCCCATCATCGGCTTCACGCGGAAGGTTGTCCGCATCCTCAGCATTGATATACCCGACGAGAGCAGTGAGGAGAACGGCATCTCCGTCACTGCCGAGGAGTGGCCATTCGGCGTAGCCACGGCCACAGCCTACACGGTCCAGACGCCGTCTGGAACGTCGCCCAATGTGAATGCCGACCCTGGTCCAGCGGCCGCCCCGACCATCTTCGACAGCCCCGCCCTCTGGTCGCAGAGTGGCGGCCCGGAGGTCACGCTGGCGGCGGCTGGTGGCTCGATATGGGGTGGCGCCGAGGTATGGGTCAGCACCACGGGCGCGACCTATGCCAAGGCGGGCTACATCACCAACCCATGCCGTTTCGGCACCCTCACGGCGGGGCTGGCGGCCTACGCAGGCGGCACGGCCCAGGACAACACCAACACCCTCTCCGTCACTATCCCCAACGGTGGTGCGCTCTCCAGTGTGGACAATGCCAGCGCGGCAGCCGGCCTGAACCTGATCTGGGTTGACGGGGAGATGATCAGTTTCCAGACGGCCACGCTCACCGGAACGAACTCCTACAACCTGACCGGGCTCTACCGCGGGCTCTACGGCACCACCCCTGGCAGCCATCTCTCCGGGGCGAAGTGGGCGAAGTGCGACTCCAACGTTTTCCGCTACGCCATCCCTGCGGCGCAGGTGGGGGCCATGCTCTATGTGAAGCTTGTCTCCTACAACCAATGGGGCGGAGGGCTGAGGCAGATCAGCGCAGAGACGGCCTACACCTTCACGCCCACCCTCCAGACTCTGCCGGCGCCCACCAGCGTCACGGTAGCGGTCGCGGATACGCCATTCTGGTGAGGTGTTGTAATGAGATTCAAGGACGATCTGGACGGACTCAGTGGCACGGGCGGCACGGGCGGAGTCCCTGCGGTCCTCAAGCGGAAGTACATCGCCGTGACCTGGACGTGGCCCGCCAACGTCGCCAACCCCACCAATTTCGAGGCCGTGATCTACACTGGGACGGACCCCACCGCCACGGACACCTATGTGGTTCCGCCGCAGAAGTGTTTGGGAACGGATAGACACTTACAGGTGACCGTTTCACCATCCACCAACCTGACGAACATCAATGCGGCCGTGAGGTCGTTGTATGAGTAGCTCACTCTGGACCACCAGTTCTGCCCCTGGAACCGCCATGGCATCGTCCACGGATCTGGCGACGGGGGCGGCTGTGGCCGCAGCCCAGACTGCAGCGAATAACGCCCAGACCGCAGCCAACACGGCGAACGCAGCCCTCGCCAACATCGCGTCGGACAACATCCTCAGCCCTGGTGAGAAGCCTCCCGTAGTGCTGGACTACACGAACATCACGAACGAGCAAGCGGGGATTGATGCCCAGGCAGACGCTTACGCCGTGAGCCGCACTGCCTACGACACGGCTGTCTCGGCTCTGACCTCCTACCTCGGAACGCTCACGGGCTGGAATGTAATTCCTGGCTCCGATGTGGTCATTGATGGTCCGACGTTCCGACAGAAGTTTGCCGATGTGTATTCCACTCGACAGGCCCTGCTCAACGCGATCTATGCGAAGGCTAAGGCGCTGGCTGATGCAGCACAGAGCGGCGTCATCGTCCCGAATCCAAACTTCGACCAAGACATGGGCTCCACTTGGCCCAACATGACGCAGATTGCAGCGGGAGCGGCCCCCGCAGGGTGCCCCACGCCGTTCTGTGGTCGAGCGCAAGCGCGGGATCAAATTGCCACGCCTAGATTCCCTGTTACACCTGGGGCGCAAATTTATTACGAAGCATGGATTGATACGACACAGACCACCAATGCGGCATCGTTCGGTCTGTGTTTCTTCGATGCCACTGGCAATATTTCCAACTTCACCTACGACGCCACCGCTCCCGCTGGGTCAGCGTGGGCGAAGCGAAGTGCAACCTTAACGGTCCCGGCGGGGTCCGTGTACGCTCATTGCTTCTGCCAGATCGGCGCATTCTCATCCTTCGGCAGCGCCTACTTCACCGGACTACGGGTGAGTGAGGGCATCCCTGCCCAAACCGGCGTCAACACGATCAATGATCCCGACACCCTGACCACGGGTGAGAAACCGCAGATCATCCTCGACTACAATGCGGTCACAGGCGAGAACGCGGACCTCGTGAACAAGGCTGGAACCTATGGCGTGAGCCATGGGACCTATGACACGGCCTATTCCGCGCTGCTGTCCTACCTGTCCACGCTCACCAGCCCCACGGCCTGGAACTCCCTCAGCGGCACCACCGCGCTCGGAACTGGCAACCGCGTAGCCCTTTGGAACCCGAAGTGGACCGCCGTGAAGAACGCCGCCGCCGATCTGCGGAACGCCATCGCGGTGGGCACGGCGCAGAACGCGATCAGCACGGCGGCGACGGATGCCACGAACAAGGCCAATGCCGCGCAACTCGCTTCCCAGCCGCATCAGGTCGCGTGGGCCTATGCGTCGAAGCCTGCGCTGCCCAACGCGCTCTATCCCGCAGGCTACTACGCGATCACCACGGACTCGCGCACGGTCCAGGTTAACGCGGCAGGCACGGCGTGGACGGATGTGCTGGTGGCGGCAACGGGGCTCTTCGGGAAGTTGTTTGCGAATCAATTGGTGGTTTCAAACTTCGACAATTTGATACCCAACCCGAACGGAGAAATTTCCGATCCCCCCGCAGGTTCATACGAAGGGGTTTGCCTGTGGAATTTAGGAGCTGGGTACACGACGATCGCGCCGTATGGTTGGGCAAGATATATTGACCATTTAAACGGATCGTACTTCACTATTGCTGAAGTAAAGGTTGCTGAAAATGATCAGTATTTCTTTCAGTGCCTTGGATGGTATGCCAACCCAGGAAGCTGCAATCTGAGAGTTGTTCTCCAGACGCAGAATGCTGATGGATCTTCATACCAAAACTTCTGGACTAACTCCTGCACTGCTGGTGCGACTGAAATTCTTAAAACAAGCCTAACAGTTCCTGCTGGGCATGTGAAAATTATTGTGATGCTGGCCATTGATGCAGGCACGACAGGTGCGGGCTATTTCAACCGCTTCTACCTCCGCCGCATGGCCGACGCCTCCATGATCGTGGACGGCACGCTCCAGGCCCTGGTGGAGCGGGTGCCGCTGCTCTACTCGCTGGACATGCGGAGCGGGTCGGATGCGAGCGGGTACACGCCGGGCACGGCCACCACGCCTCCCATCGGGTACAGGATCAGCGCGAATGGTTTTACTTCGACCTTACTTGGCGGCGCAACATTCACCGCGCAAGTAGAGCTTGGCTATGGCGTCAACATCATGGGCTACCAGTTGTCTGGCCTTACTGCCCGTGCCATGAGCGCCATTGGTGACAATGGGCAGACAGGAAACTCGTTCCGGTGCTTCTATCGGGGCAGTAACGACCCTGGCACCAATGGCGGGCGCCCCAACATCTCTCGGCTCACCGTCACGCCAACGCTCTACCAGACGGCCAGCCCCTACACGGGGCGCCTTGATCTCAAGCTGGCACCAAGCTCCTACACGGACAATTTGGACGGGCTCTCCTACGCCAAGATCGAGTTGTTCAGTCAGTCCGCCGCTGGCACAACGGCCACGCTGACCACGAAGGGCATCTACTATTGCCCACTGCCGGATCGCATCTACTACAACCCGACGAGCGATTCGGATGCTGGGAACGCATCCTATGTGACGCAGGTTATTGCCGAGTCCGCGTTGACTGGAGTCCCTGCGTGCAAGGTTACGCTCTACGGCGTGTCGGGATCGAGCGATACCCACTGCTTCTATTCGGCGTCCGGGTGGACTATTGGGACCGCGCTCACTGACAACGGAACCGCGTGGCCGTCAGGAATTACGGGGGCATCGGGCGGCGGAACTGGCGGTGGCACGGGCAGCGGTGGTCTCTGCCCTGCTCCCGACGTGCCTTTGCTCATGGCCGACGGCACCGAGAAGCCAGCTGGACAGATCCGCGTCGGCGACCGTGTCGTAGCCTGGGACGAAGCCGCTGGGTGCGAGTGCATAGAGGAAGTCACCTTCGTTGAGCGCGGTGAGAATAAGGTCGCCAGACTCTACCTGGACAACGGGCGGGATGGTCGCTTCGCTATGAATCACCGGTTCCTCACCCACCACGGCGAATGGACCGAACTTCAGCATCTACACAGCGGCGAAAAATTGCACGGGGCATCTGTTGTTAGCATACAGCCACTTGGGTCTGCCGAAGTAGTAAAGATCACCGTCAACCGCGTCCACACTTACATCACGCTGGGCGTGGTATCTCACAATATGAAACCTGCACCTTAGGAGCCACCATGACAGACACCCTTCAAACCCTCGCCCTTCTCAATGGGAAGGAGGCCGCGCTCATCCAGGCCAAGAACCTGGTGGATCAGTGCGCCGCTTCCATCGCGCAGCTCCAAGCGGCCAATTACTCGGAGAAAGCTCCGGTCGTGGCCTCGCTCCAGGGTGTGCCCACCATCGGCATCAAGTCGCAACTCACCGTCGAGGCTGAGGCCGAGCGGTTGGTGGGCATCGGCGCCATGATCGACGCGATCAAGGCCAACCCTGCCATTGATCCCACGGCTACCCAGGCGGCCTGGGTCGCGGCAGTCGCGGCCTACACCACGAACCCTCCCATCGAGAACCCCGTGGGCGTGGTCACGGCCATCATGCGGATCATCAATGCGCCAGATTGGGATTCGTTCAAGTCCATCATCGTGGCCGGGGTCAAGGCTGATTTGATCGCGGCGGTATCCTGATGCGGTGAGGAGTGCTTTGACCTCAGCGGCAACCTGATCGTCATGGCGGCCTCGACCACCAGCGCCGCCGAGGGTAGCGGCCAACTGTCGGCGGTGTTCGTCAAGGAGTGAGGTACCGGATTGAGACG